TGGGAGCCCCCGTGTCGATGCCGAATTGGGAGGGGTTGCCGAGGGTTTGCAGGGAGGGGGCACTATCGTCGGCGGATAGGAACTGGGTGCCCGAAAGCGTCTGCCCGATGTCCGTCACGGCCGGGGCGCTCGTGTCGGCGGTGGCCGCGCTCAAATCAGCCGGCGTGGAGGCAGTCCCCGGTACACCGGAGCCCCCGCCCCCCGCGCCCGCGGCGGCGAGCGCAGTGCCGCCCAAGACGGCCGAGAGGCCGGTCCCCGCCCCGGCCGCGGCGCCCGGTGCAGCCGCCGTGACCGTCTGCTCGGGCAGGACCGTCGCCGCATCCCCCGCCACTCCCGTCCCGGCGAGGGCCCCTGAACCCCCAAGGGCCGCTTCCGCCCCCGTGGCGCCCAAGGTCGCATCCGCAGCCCCCGCCGCGGCACCGGCGCCAAGCCCCAAACTGCCCGCGCCCAAGGCGGCATCGGCCGCCGCCCCCACGCCTGCGTCAATCGCGGCGCTCGCCGTCGCATCGAGCGCGCCTGCGCCGACCGCCGCATCGGCGGTGCTCGCGATGCCCGCCTCGGCCCCGCCGCTCGCAAAGAGGTCCGCCAGCCCTTCCCCCACGACCGCCAGCAAATCAGGCATGAGGTTCTCCCAACCGCTTGACCCAGATTTGATCCATCAGGGTATAGCCGGTGTGTTCCAAGAGGCGCCCGAGCTGCGGGTGGGCGAGTTTGACGTGCTGGTAGATGAGTTCGACCCCCTGCTGTCGCAACACGCCTTCCGAATAGCGAATCAGGTGCAGGCCAATCCGCCCGCGCCGATACTCGGGGTCCAAGTAGATCACGTCCTGCTGCGCCTGAAGGATGCCGTAGTGCATGGAATGGGTCACCAGATACGCGGCATACCCCACCAGCGCGCCGCGGTCGCGTACCGTGAAGGCGAGCAGTTGCCCGGAGTCCGAGAGCCGCTCATAGGCGTCCCAGCGCGGTTTTAGGGGGATGTCCTTGAAGTGGGCGAGTTCCTGCCAATGCGCGAGCAGCAGGGGATCGACCTCGGCGCGAACCGCCCGCAGGGATTCTTGGGCGTAGGCAATCTCGATTTTCAGTCGTGCGCTCATGAAAGCCCCAGCTGTTGATATTCAAAATCATGAAGCTGCTGATGAACAAACATCCAGTCGTAGAACTGCTCCGCGGACCCGAAATCGACCTGCGAGAGGTCCGGCGCGACCGTCGGGGACTGGCCGAGGAGAGTGTAACTCTGATTGTGGATATCGGCATGGACCTTGAGCCAGTCCTGCACCCCCAAGGGCACCGGCTGACCGGATTTGCCGCCCGCCATGAGGGAGAGCATCTGTTCTTCGGCGAGTTGGCCCGCGATGCCAAAACTCGACACCGGAATCGCGAATTTGCGGGTGAGGGCCGCCGCCGTGGCATCGTGCACGAAACGGTGCACCAGGAGGAAGTTCTGAAACCCCTGTCGGTCGTTGAAGCCCGTGGTGGCGGCCAAGTCGATGTTCATCAGCCCGCCAGCATGTTGCGATCCGCCTTGCCCCGCAGCGCCAACATGTCGATTTGCGTCATGTCGGTCGAACCCGTGACGGTGAGGCCCAAATACTGCGCATCGGCAAAGGTCGCCATATTCGCAATCGTCACCTCCCACTGGTAGCCGGTTCCCGAGACCACCACCTGCTGCGCGGGCGCCGTCGCGTTCTCGCAATCGACGTTGATGGTCACCCCGGCCCCATTGGTCACCCACTGACCCGCGATGAAGGCGTTGATGCCCTGCTTCGCGTGAATCGGGCTCCCGCCGTCCCACAGTTTGGTCTTCAGAACCCAATTCGAGAGCGCGGCGAGCGCCGAGAAGCAGTAGTAGATCGTGCAGGCGGTGCCGTTGGTGCGAAAGGCGTACAGGGTCGGCGCGCCGTTGACTTGGGGAATCGAGGCGCACGCGGTCGTCAGAAGGCCCGCCCCGCTCGTGTACGGGAAGGAGTACACGAACCAGCGGCCGCGGAAGAAAAGCACGAAGATCGGCCGCAGCGTCCCGTTCTGGCTCAAGGTGTCCTTCACGATGAACTGCATTGCGGCGCACAACTCCCCCTGCACGAGCACGGCGCCCCCGTAAATTTGTGCTCCGCCGAAGGTGTTTTGGATGATGCCGGAGATTTTCTCGGAGATTTTCTCAGGCGTCGCGCCCGCCAAAAGATAGATCCCCGACAGGTTGTAGAACACGATCGCCCGGTAGTAGGCGAACACCGAGGCCGGGGACGAACACCCCACGGAGGCCGTCACGTTGATGCGGGAGAACGAGGTCACCCCACCGGATACCGTGACGTTCGAGAGCGCATCGATCGAGGTGGGGCCGAAGATGTAGAGATAGTTATTCGCCGAGTACAGCACCGTGATATTGCCCACGAGGTAGCTATCGGGAATCGTGAAGGAGCCCCCCACCCCGCCGAAGCTGTTGTAGGAGTCGATATCGGTGAAATAGACCGTGCGCCCGTACCCGATCCACACCCGGCCCGCATAGGTCGCAATGGAGGTCCCCGAGATGACGCCCGAGGAGTTGATGGTCCACTGATCGTAAACCGTGCCCAAGGAGGACTGCTCATCGGTCAAGGTGCCGGACACATACCCCGTGCCGCGGCTCAAGACGTTGACCCCGGTCGCTTGGATGGTCGGGGAAAATTCCGCCCCGGTCCCGGTCCCGGTCGTCGTGGTGACGGCGCCCGTCGGCCCAACGTCGACGGGACTGGTCGAGGTCGGCCCCGGGTAGCTGCCGCCCGAAGGCAGGGTAATGGTCGCAATCGGGCCCGTCGTGCCACTGCCCGTGATGCTTGCGACGATGATCTGCGCCGGCGTGGTGGGATTGTTGTCGGTCAGGTTGATCGTATCGCCGACCGCGTAGCCGGTGCCCGCACTGGTGAGAATCACGTTCACCACTTCATACACCGTCTGCATCACCGCGCCCGTACCCAAGGTGCCGGCAAGCACCTGCTTCATCTCTGAAGACCCGCCCACGCGATTGATCACGATCGGCGTCAATCCCGACACCGTGTTGTTCTGCGGCGTCAAGGTGTTACCGGCCGTGATGTTCCAGTCCCAGTAGCCGGCCGGATCGACGATCAGCAACCCCTGATTGTTGTAGGGGGTCGCATAGGTTTGCCCTGATGTGAGGCCGGTGATGATCAGCTGCCAGGTGAAGCCGGACGTTAAGTTGACGACGTAGCCGTTGCCGGTCGCGGAGAACACCACGAACGCATAAATCGCGCCGGGGACCGCAAAGGTGGTGGCATAGGTGGGGCTGGTGGTCTCGTTGATCGAGGTACTCGCCGAGGCGCCGAGCACGGGCAGGAGCTTGCCCGGCGCGATCGGGATCGCGTTCTCGCACCAGTAGAATTCCTCATCGTCGATTGCTTCGCGCGCCGCGAGGTTGTTCATCCCCTGAAACTCGCGGAAGATGAATTCAGGGTTTTGGCCTGAGACATTCGCGCTGCGGGCCGCCATCAGTACACCTGCGGCAATCGGCCCGCGTAGGAAGCGCTCACTTCCGCGAGGCGGCGCCGGTACTCCTCGAGCTTGCGATCCGCCTCACCGTAGTTCTGCGCGTTGTCCTTGGCCAGATACGCCGCGTAGAACTTGATCGGGTCCTGATTCATGAGCGGGATTGGGTCCTGCGTCGCGGTGTCGCCGGTGGCGAGCGGGGTGGGCAGGATCGCGGAGTCCAACTCTATCGCGTAGGTCTGGTCCGGCGTGGGACCCAAGTAAATCCCCTGCGTCGAGTACAAGCACCACGCCACCGGCTGGCGCTGATAGGAGGCGGCGAGAAACGGACGGAACCAGGGGCTGAAAATACGAAACGGCATCCACTGCAAGGTGTAGCGCTCGGTGCCCCACAGCAGATTGATCGAGAGCAAGTCGAAGGTCGAGACGTTGATCACGCCGACGGTGATTTGCGCGCCCGTGCCGGTCGAGTCCGTGATCGTGGCGGTAGGAGCACTAGAGTAGCCGCTGCCAAGACTGGTAAACGAAATGGCGTTGACCGCACCACTGCTGACCGACAGGGTAGCGGCTACACCACTGCCCCCACCGCCACTGAAACTGACCGCAGGCGCGGTGTAGCCGGAGCCGCCATTGAGGATGGCCGCGCCCGACACCTGCCCGAAGAAGTATTGCTCCTGCCCGCCGGTGCAGAAGGAGGACTGCAGCGTGCGCAAACAGCCCGTGTCCATGCACAACTGCTTGCGCGCTTCGTTGATGTAGCCGTCGATTTGCGGGATCGTCCAGCGCTGCGCGTTCGGGTCGTGCAGTTGGTCGAGGACCTGAAACTCATAGGTGCCCGGCGTCGTGGAGGGGCCGAGGGTCGTCACGACTCACACGAGGGCTTTGGGGCGTTGGCGATCGAGCACGCTTTTCTGCACCGTCGCCACCTCATCGAATACGAAGCCGGCGAGCCGCTTGATCCCCGAGGAGTCCTCGACGAAGCACTTCTGCTTCGGGTCATAGCGGGTCGCCCACCCGAGGCGCACCAGCGTGTCGGTTTTATCGGGCAGGTTCCACCCGAACATGTGGGTGGCCGCCTCTTTCGGCACCAGGACCGGCGTTCCCGGGTCCTTCTCGTCCTTTTTGCCGGGGAAGTGGAACTCCTCCCCGTTGTAGCGATCGACGTGATCGTCCGCATTCGTATTGATGACAAAGATCGAACCCATAGGTCAACTCCGGGTCTAGAAAACGGCCCCGGACGATCCGAGGCCTCATATCAGAACGTGATCAGTTTCACGACATCGTTGACGCCGCCCACCGCCGGCGTCTGCACCGCAACGGTGGTGACGGTGCCGGCCGCGAGCTGGGTGCCGAGCGCGATGGTCGGAACCGCCTGGATGTTGACGCCTTGAAACATATTCGCGGCCGGCAGCGTGCAAACACCCGTGGTGGCGGCCACCTTGAGCACCGGGAACTGCGGCTGCGAAATCACCTGCGAGTAGCGAATCGCGGTATTGGACGCCGGGGTCGCCACGGTGATGCCGCCCTGCCAGACCGCATAGGCGCCCGTGTAGCCCACCCCCGCCGTGGTGTTGGTGATACTGGTCACGCTGAAATTCATGATGAGCGTGGCCGCGGCCGAGGAGCCCGAAGTCGCCGAGAACGTGATGGTCACGACCGAGGTCTGCGGCGCGCCGTACGAGGCGGGCCACAGCGCGAGCATCGTGCCCGTGCCGATGTTGCCGTTGTTCGAGGCCGACCAGCCGACCACGGCACCGCCGCCGGTGGTGTCGCCGGGCTGATTGACGAGCGTCACACCGGGGAGGCCGAGCAGGCCGCAGCCCTGGTCGAGCACCGTGATCGCCGAGACCGCCCCGGCCGAGATGGTCGAGTAAGCGGTCGGCAGAATGTAGGGCTGCTGCCCCTGATTCGCGGGCGGGGAGAACACCACCAGCGGGGCCAACGTGTACGCGGACCCGCCCGAGGCGGTGACGCCGCCGGTCGTGGCACCGAACGTGTTGTTGACGCCGTAGTTGCCGTTGTAGACCGTGCCCGAGACCGACATGGTGCCGGAAATCGCGCCGCCGAAGATCGCATTCCAGAGTGAGGAGCCGGCCGAGGGCGTCACGGTGAGATACGTCTGCCCCGCGGTGACGACGCCGCCGATGATGGTGGTCGCGGCCCCCGCCTGGTTGTAGCCGTAGAAGCCGTTGGCGTAGGAGGAGCCGGCGTTCGTGATGACCGCGCCCACCGGGCAGCCCGTCGAGTTGGCGATGCGGTAATTGAAGCCGTCCGAGGAGACCGGCACCTGCGCGTACGGGTTGACGTTCACCGTCTCCCAGCACTGCATCCCGGCATTGAACACCTGCAGGTTGGTGTACTGCCCGAGGGTGAGCATGTACTGCCCGGTCAAGGGGTTGTTGGTGCCGATCTGCGGTGGCGAGGTCGCTCCGAAGCCGCCAACGAGGCCCTGTCCGGCGGGCAGGATGAAGTTCTCACCCGCCTGCACACAGATGGGCAGCATCGGAGGAATCGCTGATTGACCCGAGATTTTGTTGAAGCCCATGGCTTAGATACTCACATAAGTGAAGCCGGTGATGACGGTCGTCACCTTCGGCTTGGCCAAAACCAATTCGAGCAGGCTGATCACGGCCCCAATATAGCCGATCTGGAAGTTTGAGAGCGTGGACTCAAAGCCCGTGAAGGCGAAGGCCGCGCGCTCGTGGATGTAGAACGCCAAGTACCCGGTGTTCAGGAGGTACATCGTCCCCTCGGGCACGTACGGGTCCATGTAGATCGGGATGCCGGCGACCATGCAGGCCCGGAACGCCGAACGGGCGCCCCACGGCTCATCATCAAACCCTTTTTCCGGCGTGATGACATAGGATTCGTTCGTGAGGTAGTCGTTCTGCAGCGTCTGCCACGTCGCCGGGCCGCAGATGCCGAAGGTCGGCAGTTCCCCGCCGTACTTGAACGTGCCGGTGATGTATTGCGCGACGATGGCGCGCGTCGGGTTCACTCCACCCGCGGCGTAGCGCTTCGCCTTGAGCCACGGGTTGGTGGTGCGCGACTGATTGCCGTAGGAGTTCGCGTTCGTGCCGTCATCGACCGCCGCCGGGAGCCCGATGATCTGCTGCGTGTTCGAGACGTTGTTGAGAAGCGCCGTTGCGACGCCATCGCAGTAGACATTGCCCGCATCGTTCATGCGCGCGGCGAGCAAGGGAATGATCTCGTGCGCGTCTTGGATAAGACCCTCGAACCCGAGATAGGGGATGGGGATGACGGCCCCTTTGAGATTGAATTCGAGGTTGGTAACCGCGGGCTGCACGGCCGGCTGATTGAAAGAGCCGTCATAGCCGACCCACTGCAGGTTCACGAACTGCGCGCCCTGCGCCGGGATCGTGACCGAGGAGACGCCGCCCGTCGCGGGCTGACTGTTCGCAATCA